CGCCGTTTTTGTTACACTGTCAGAGCGTTATCAGCCGCCCGCAGAATTAGTTGTTGACTTTGTGTAAGTCCAGCCATCGGGGCTTGAAAGTTCGAACACAGCGTGACCTGTAAGCATGCCATTTACTGCTACGCCCGTAGCATAGTTTGCGGTGCACTTGCCCTTATTTGTGAATTTTGCACCGTTAGGCAAAGAGACCGTGATCTCGACCTGCTCTGCTGCCTTTTTCTGATCCTCGAGGGTCTGAAAGTCATCGTCGTTGAAATAATAATCTACAGTCCAGTTGTCGAGGCTCTGAATGCCTGTTTTGTTGAGCTGAACAGACGCCGAAAGAGGTGTACAGTCAAGGGTTTCAGGTTCGCCGCCAAGGTCGCCTGTAGTATTCGCCCACTTGATTTCTGCGGATCCTACGGTGATCTTAATACCTACCGTGGTCTGTGGCTTTGTGATATCAAGATCATCAAAATATAAATGTCTGTAATTAATCATAAAAAATCCTCCTCACTTTTGTGAATTTCTTACAATGTAGTCATATATTTTATTTACGTTACATGTGTAATCTAAACGACACAAATATAAGTCTGTACCAATACGGGCGTCGCCGTCTGCTGTTTTTCCTGCTTTTGCCATTCCGAGATCGCCGCACATTGTCTCGTCAATTTGACTTACGATGTTGACAAGGTCTTCGAATGTGCTCGCATAGGCTGCAACCCTGTATTTATATTGATCATAAGCTATGTTTAGCGCCGTTATGTTTGTTTCACTGTAACAGATCAGGGGTAGGGTGATATCTCCATCGGGCTTGCTCATTTTGACATTTTCTGTTATCAACTGTAAATTACGCCCGACAATTGATCTTAAATCAATCATATATAGTCATCACCCCTTGCTCATTTTTGATAATGCTTGTTTTATTTGTGTATTTATTACGGTGTTTAAATCCGTCACCGCCGCCTGCACCGATGTGTCAATAAATGGATCGGCGTCCATGCCGTCCGTGGTATGCCAGTCGCCGTTTCGATCCTGATATCGCCAGGATCCAACGCGACCGCCCTCGACACCGTGCGCCGCTCCCGTGCCGCCGTCAATATATTTGCCATAATCGGGAATGACAATATTTGTATAAATTACGCTACCATCTTCTCCCTCTTCATGCTTTATATTTTTCAGCAACTGCCCTGTGCCCGTATGCCCATCTGCTGTCAGCTTATCTCTCATATTTTCGCAGGCGTCTTCTCCCGCCTGCTTTACGGCTTCGGCGATATTATTCTTCACGCTCTGTTTGAGTTCGTCAAAAATATTCATACGGCACTCACGCTTTCTTTCGGCTGATTTCTACACGGGTATGCGTGTTGTAATATTTTATGCCTACAACTTCATATTCTGCGCCTCTTATTATTATTACGTCGTTATAATCGATCCCAGGATCATTATATAAAATACAATAATACATTTTGTTTATATTTACACCATATTCGGCGATTGATGCTTCATCTGTCAGGGGGTGCCACATGGTAAATATTTCAAATTTCGGGGATTCGTCCTTGACAGTTCTTTCATTTAGATATTTGTCTTTTTCCGTGTGCGTGCCAAATACCTCAAAAGTCGTTTTGAAATCCTTGAAATCGTTTTCAGTCAATTTCATAAAAATCGCACCGCCCGTCCATTTGTTTCGAGGCTTGCCAAGATATTATAGATCTCTGTTTCATACGTTTCCCGGATATCTGATCCTGATAAGCCCGATTCTGAACGGCTCACGCCACCCTCTGATACGCTCAAAGACGTCAAGCCAAGAGTTTCAGCGCTGTTTTTGGTCGCCGTGTCGAGCTGATAAAGCAAGGTCGCTACATCTGCCGTCTGTAATAAATACAAATCAAGCTCCGCTGATTTGTGAAGATGGAGAAAAGAGCGGATCCGCAACTCAGCCAAATTAATATAATATATAGCTTCATCTTCGGGAACGCCCGTTCGTTTCATCATAATTGCAACTGCTGTCACGGTCTTCCGCTCCTTTCATCATTTATCACACAACAAAAACAGGGCGGGGGCTAAGGCTTGCCCGCCCCGTTATTGCTTTAACCTGCGTTAATAGTCGACTTGATCACGCCTGCGGCGTCTTCCGTATAAAAGAGCACGCCTGCGGTTACAAGGGTCTGAATCGAGAAGCGATCGTCGGCTCTGCTGTGAGTCATTCCAATCATGCCGCTCTCGTCATAGGTCAGGCTGAAAGCGTTAGCAACATCGCCACCCTGCGGTGCGTACACGCCGTTGAGGTTTTCCTGCGCCGTTGCGTACACGGTGCCCTTAGTTACTCTGGGGGAAATAAATGCGGTGCCGAGACCCAAAAACTTTTCGATATAATCGAAACCGAATGCGGTCTGAACGCTGATTGTAGCGGTGCCAAGGTAACTTGCAACGTCAAGGGGATTTACGAAAAATACGGGGGTTGCGTCCTTGTCCTCGAAATAAGTCGCAAGGGTGCCCCATGCCTGTGCTATGGCTTCCTGAAGATTTGTGCCTCCAGCTGCTGCTGTAGCTCCCGATCCTGTTACAAGGTCAAAGAAACTGTTTCTCACGTCTTTCTGGACCTCTTTTACGAGCTCTCCGTCAGTTTCGTTGAGTGCGATAGCCTGCCCCGATTTCTGGATCGCCTGTGCTGTTGTGAGCTTGCGATAGGGCAAAAGTTCGATTGTGAGGGGGTCAAGTGCCTTGCGCTCCACCTTTGTGAGGGGTACTACGTCACCCTCTGTCGCCTGCTTGCCACCCTTTGTGACTGTAGTCTTGTAACGCTTTACAACGGATCCTGCGGCAAGAGGGATCATATTGGTAATACCAAGCGCCCTGCTCAAAGTCTGAATATTAGTTGTGATCCTGTTGACATGGTCGATCGAGATCGCAGGCTCAATGTCTGTCGATGTAACAGTATTTTCCTCTGCGTCAAAATACAACTTCTTATAATCAAAAATACTCATGTTTTTTCTCTCCTGTTCTTATTATTTTTTGCCATATAATGACATGTTTTCGCGAATCAACTGCTGGCGCTTAAACGGGTTTATTTCCTTTGCAATGTCCTCTTTCGTAATACCCGCTCCGCCTGCTCCTGTTTTCGGCGTGTTATTTGCCAACTGCGCCTTTACCTCTGCCTGTACGGCGTGTTTGAATGCCTTTGAAAATGCTTTCACATTTTCGGAGGTGCTTTCGGCATTTTCCCCAACTAACGCAGATACTATTGTATCGGGTACTGTTACACCGTCTGCCTGCAAAATACCCCTGGCGGTTTTTTCCAATTCAGCGACCGTGTTTGCGTGTTTAAGCTGATCAAGTTCCGCCTTGAGTGCGTCCCGCTCGTGCTCTGCCCTTTCCTGTGCTGTCATGTTTGCGAGCCGCTTTGCTTCATCGATTTCGGCGGTCTTCTGCTTATTCCACTTTGCCAGCTTCTTCTCAATGATACGGTCGATGTCCTCGTCAGTATATTTCTTCTCTTTTTCAGCTTCGGCAGGCTTGCTTTCGCCGCTCTTGCTCTGTTCTGTATCAGTGTTTGCTTCAGTTTCGGTTGTGGCTTCATCAAAGTACAAATGCCCGTAAGTAATAGTATTCATGTTATTTGTTCTCCTTTTCCATATTTTGTTTTGAGTGGTTAATGCTCCCACTTTTTACCGTGTAAGTTTAAAG